TATGTGGAGTCCTGTCAACACAGATCGTTACCGGGTGTTGGCTACCAAGACTGTTAAGGTTGGGTTTGCAGGTTATTCTGGGTCTGGTTCTCAGGCTGTATACCAGAATTTTGCAAATAATGATTTTAAGTATAATGCTAATTTTAGCTTTGACTTGACTAAGCATTATCCCAAGGTTGTTCAGTATAATGATACTGCAACGACTCCTCTTTCTAGAGGTCTTTGGGCTATGTTTGTTCCTTGCAATGCTAATGGGTCTCCTATGGTTACTGGTTCTCGTCCTTGTGGAATTCAGTATATGCAGGATTACACTTTTGAGGACGCTTAGAAGATTCCAATTCGGTGTAACCGAATTGCTTACTAGGTCAAGGTTCTAGTATTACCCTTGACCTAGTAAGCAAAATCAATTTTATAACCCTTTACAATTTTGTGATTTTAGTTGTTTTTGATTATTTTCATAATTAATCAAATGTCTAAAACCAATAAGTCTTACGGTTGGTGTTTTACTATTAACAACTATACTCCTGAAATGGAGGTTGTTATACAAAATTGGGATTGTGCATATCTTGTGTATGGACATGAGATTGCTCCCACTACTGGTACTCCTCATTTACAAGGTTATGTTTTCTTTGAGTCTCAGAAGTCTTTTGAGACTATGAAAAAGAAGTTTGATAAGTCTGCTCACTGGGTGCCTGCGAAAGGTTCTGCTTTGCAGAATCATAAATATTGCACTAAAGACGCTGATGGAGTATTTGAGAAAGGTAAACGTCCTCTCAATGCTAAGGAGAAGGGTCAGCGTGAGAAAGAGCGATGGTCGGAAATCATTCGTTTGTCTGAAGCGGGTGATTGGGATGCTCTTAAACGGGATTATCCGGTTGAGTATGGTAATAAGCTCAAGACTCTTGAGCATATTAACAAGAAGAGACCCAGAGACTTATCTACGTTGGACGGTGATTTGGAGCACGAGTGGATTGTCGGGGACACAGGATCTGGCAAATCTAAGTCTGCTCGTGATAGATACAGTCGTGATCTGTATATTAAGGATCCTTGTACTTCTTGGTGGGATGGTTATAATGGCCAGGCGGTTGTTTGCATTGATGACTTCGATAAGTTTCAAGTAAAACAAGGTGGTGATATGAAGAGGTGGCTTGATCGTTATTCTTTCCAGGCCCAGTATAAAGGTGGGATGGAAGAGATTAGACCTAGGAAGATCATAGTCACATCTCAGTATCATCCTAGTGAAATCTGGGATGATGAAAAGACTGTCGCCGCCATTATGAGGAGAGTGAAGATATATACGCCTTTAACTGGATATCCGAAGAAAGTTGAAGTTCCGGACGATGTTTCTTTGAGTCCTAGCGAACAGGAGGAACTTGCTAATTTTCCTTTGTCTAATAATTTTCATAATTAATTAAAAGATGGCGTATAGAAAGTTTTATCGTTCTAAGAATAGAAAGGGTTATAAGCGAGTTTCTAAGAGAAAGAGTTATGCTCCTAAGCGTAGAACTTCTTTGAAGAAGGTTGTTCAGCAAGAGATTGCTCGTAATGTTGAAAATAAGACTATTCAAAATTACAATTTAGCTCGAACTCTTACTGCTGCAAATAATTCGGGGTTTGATGCTAGTAGCGGTTCTGTTGGGAATATTGTTACTTTGGGGCCTGATCCTTTTTCCTTGAATATTACTCAAGGAACTGGTCAGGGTCAGCGTATTGGTAATAAGATTAAGACCAAGAAGCTGATGTTTAAGGGCACTATCGTTCCTTTTGGATACGATGCTCTTTTATGGGATCAGCCTCAACCTCTCCAGGTTAAGATTTTTATCTTTTATGATAAAGAAGATCCTAATGGTATTCCCCAGCCCTACGCCAATGCTAATTTCTTTCAGAATGGAAATAGCAGTGTCAATTTCCATAATGATCTTGTTGATATGTGGAGTCCTGTCAACACAGATCGTTACCGGGTGTTGGCTACCAAGACTGTTAAGGTTGGGTTTGCAGGTTATTCTGGGTCTGGTTCTCAGGCTGTATACCAGAATTTTGCAAATAAT